ATGTAAACTATAGGAAAACTCTCCCATCCAGCAAGTTCTACTCTAACATCCACTGGCTCAGTGATTGCAAAGGTTTTTGATTCATCGATAAAATACTTTTTCATATAACTAAATACTTCGGAGAACTAATGTGGAGAGGTTGTGGCAAAACCCAATAGTAAAGACAGTTTGAAAGAATATGCTCTTAGGAAACTTGGAAAGCCAGTTCTGGAAATCAATGTTGATGATGATCAAATTGATGATCTAATTGACGATGCCCTCCAGAGATTCCATGAAAGACATGGTGAGGGTATTGATAGGGTATTTTTAAAACACAGAATTACTGAGGCAGAAAAAGAAATAATGCTTGGTAATCCTGTCACTACTACTGGATCTAGTACATTTGGTGGTCTTACTTCTGTAGATTATACAGAGGGCACAAACTATCTTCCTTTACCAGACACTATCATAGCAGTCCAGAAAGTATTTAAGATGGACTCATCAACCATATCTGCTGGTATGTTCAATCTTAAATACCAGATCTTTCTTAATGATTTATACTACTACGGAGCGATTGATTTACTCAACTATGCAATGACTAAATCATATCTAGAAACTCTTGATTATATACTCAACCCAGATGTTCAGATAAGATTTAATAAGAAAAACAGCAGACTATACTTAGATGTAAATGTAAAGGAACTTACGAATGATGATTTCTTAATCATAGATTGTTATCGTATTGTAGATCCAGAAAGTGAAACTAATGTTTACAATGATCATTGGTTAAAGATGTATGTAACATCTCTCATCAAACGTCAATGGGGACAGAACCTTATTAAATTTACTGGCGTAAAACTACCTGGCGGATTAGAACTTAATGGTAGACAGATATATGATGATGCTGTCATGGAGTTAGAAAAACTCGATGAGAAGTTAATGGAAGAATACGCAATGCCACCTCTAGACTTTGTTGGATAATGCCTTTATCACCTTTCTTTCTACATGGATCTCCAAGTGAACAAAGACTAGTTCAAGACTTGGTGAACGAACATTTACAGTTGTTCGGTCAAGATATCCTATATTTACCTAGAAAAATCATCAATCAAAATACAGTGATTAGAGAAATCACTGCTTCCAAGTTTGATGATAGTTTTAGATTGGAGGCGTATCTCGTAAACGTTGATGGTTTCGGAACTCCCTCTGACGTACTCACCAAATTTGGTGTCAGAGAACAAGATGAAATTACTTTAGTTGTATCCAAAGAAAGATATGACGATTTCATCACCCCCTTTATAAACAAGTTTCCAGAAGATTCAAGAGCAAGTGCTGTGTCACCACAAGAAGGTGATTTGATTTACTTACCTTTAGATAACGCTTTATTTGAAATCAAATACATTGAAAGAAAAGTGCCATTCTACCAAGTGAATGAACTCTTCATGTATGAGTTTAGATGTGAAATCTTTGAGCCTGAGGATGAAGTTGTTGATCTACCAGATGGATTGACTGATAAGAATGGTGAAGATGTAGATGATGGTATCATTACTCGTGGTAATATTATAACTTTACAACTAGACAAGGATGATAATACAAATGCTTTAGCATATGTTTCGCTCGCATCCACAGTTCCAGGCGTAAAATCTGTTCAACGTGTGCCACTATTCAATGATGGTAACTACTTGGGAACTCCAACAGTTCAGATATTTAAACCAAAACAGGGCAATCAAGCTACTGGAACTGTAACTATTGCAGAGGGTGGCATAGACACCGTAACTCTAACAAGCAGTGGATCTAATTACCTTAGTGTTCCTACTGTAACATTTACCCCACCTAATCTAACCACATCATCACAGATTAAATTTGGTAATAATTCATTACATCATACCTCAGTCACAGATGTAATTGGTGCTAACTTCCATTTTGCAACCAATGTAGATTCTAGAGATAGTGGCAACGGTAGACTATCATTAAGTTTCTGGTTGTATCCTACTAAGTTTGACCCAGCAGTCAATGGCGGAACAGTCATGTGGACTGATAGATTCAAGATATATTATAGAGAGACAGGCAATATAGTATTTGCTTCTGGTTCTGGATCTATCGAGAACACAACACAACTTAATCTAAACGCTTGGAACTTTATAAGAGTAGAACAGTACAATACTGATGCAACCATATCTGTAAACGGAACTGTAAGTAATACTCTAAACACTGCAAATCCAATCATGTTCTTTGCTGGTGATAATCTAAAACTAGGTGCTGATACTGCTGGTGCTGGATTTATTCCTAGTCAAACTGCATCATTTGAAGGATTCTTAGATCACCTAACTATCAACTTAACTGGCGATAATGCACTAAGAAACACCACTGCCACTCAGGTTCCAACATCAGAAGTGCAACAAGAAACTGATGCACAGACAAATAGTAACTCTTCATTCATCCGTAAAATGGATAGTGAGTTACCTCAAGTAGTCGCAACCACTGATGCAAACAGAGTTGTAACAGGATTGACTGTCAACTATGAAGGATGGGGATATACCTCAGTTCCTCTCATGACTATCGAATCTCCAGCATTGGGAACTCAGGCAACTGCTGTTGCTATTATGACAAGTAGAACTGGAGTTCCAAATCAATCTGTAGATAGAATACTAATTACAAATCCTGGCGCTGGATACACAGAACCTCCACAGGTAACGTTTACTGGTGGTAATCCTATCTCTGTTGCGATTGCTACTGCTGTTATATCAGAGGCAGTGTTAGGTCCTATTGGAATTACGACTGGTGGTAGAGGATATACATTTACACCCACAGTCGGTATTACATCTGTGTACATACAACAATCAAATGAAACTATACCACTACTACAGAACGCACAAGCAGAGGCAGTTGTAAGCACGGCAGGTACAGTCAAAGAAATTAGATATAGTAATGCTGGTGCTGGTTATACTAACACAACTGCATATGTTGGTATTGAGTCAGTGACATCAAGTTTCTTTGGTGAGTTTGAAGTGGATGAACTGGTAACACAGGTATCTACAGGTATAAGTGCATATGTAGCTAACTGGGATACTGCAAATAATATCCTCAAAGTCGTTGCATCAAGTGGTGACTTTACTGTAGGAGAAACAATCGTTGGTGCGGCTGCAAGTTATAGAATCTTATCAGTGGGAGAAAACCTATCCTCAGATATACCTTTCGCTAGTAATGAGGTTCTAGAGACAGAAGCAGACGAGATTCTAGACTTCTCAGAAAGAAATCCGTTTGGGGAATTCTAAATACTTTCATAAGGTGGTAATATTATGTTAACAAATCATTTCTATCATGAGATCATTCGTAAGACAATCGTGTCTTTCGGAACCTTGTTTAATAACATTGAGATCCAACATACAGATAAGAGTGGCAAGACAATAAGTGTTGTCAAAGTGCCAGTGTCTTACGGACCTCAGCAGAAATTTTTAGCAAGAGTATCTCAGGGTAGGGAATATCAGGATGAGAGAAATATTGGAACTACACTCACCCTGCCAAGAATGTCATTTGAAGTCATAGGAATGAACTATGACTCAACTAGAAAAGTCTCTACCATGCAGACTTTCAAATCTACTAATAAGAAGACAAATAAAATGATCAAGGCTTTCATGCCTGTTCCATACAATATTAATATGCAACTTAGTATCTTATCTAAGTTAAACGAAGACGCAATACAAATACTAGAACAAATACTACCATACTTTCAACCAGCATTTAATTTAACAGTAGACTTAGTAGATGTAATTGGAGAAAAGAGAGATATGCCAATTACTTTAGAAGGTATACAAATGGAAGATAGTTATGAAGATGATTATCTTACAAGAAGAGCATTGATATATACACTTAACTTTGTGTGTAAAACATATCTATTCGGTCCTATCAACAATAGCACTGATGGACTTATTAAGAAAGTTCAGACAGACTACTACACAGAGACAGAAAATCTTAAGATTGCATCTAGACAACAGAGATACACAGCTGTTCCTATTGCAACTAAGGATTACAATAAAGATGATACTGCTAGAACAAATGAAGTAGTTAAATCTGATATCACAGAGTTCTCTGTAAATAGTGCTACCCCATTTTCTAAAGGTGACTACATACAAATAGATGATGAAAAGATGTTGATCAGAGCCATCTCTGGAAACAGATTGACTGTGAGAAGAGGTGAGTTTGGTAGTTTAGTAATGGCACATGACATCAATATTCCTATTAATGTCATCAACGCTCAGGACGATACTCAAATAATTGATCAAGTTCTACAGAGTGGTGATGATTTTGGATTTGGTGAAACCATTACAGATTATGCTGATGGTCAACAATTTAGCACTAGTCAACAAAGGGATGCTGAGACATGATTGAAGATGAAACATTTGATTCTATAGATGACGCTCTAGACATAACGGATAGAGGCGCTGAGATCATGAAGAAAGAACCTGTATCTAAACCTGTCAAGAAAGTAAAATCAGACAAAGAAGATCTTACAAAGGATTATGAATATAGTAGAGCTCAACTATACTCTTTAGTTGAGAAAGGACAGGAAGCAGTTGATGGTGCATTGGATGTCGCACAACAATCCGATTCTGCAAGGGCATATGAAGTTGCTGGTCAACTTATCAAACACGTTGCAGATACGGCTGATAAGTTAGTAGACCTTCAAAAGAAAATGAAAGAGATTGATGAGGTAAATACTAAGCAAAATACTACAAACGTTACTAACAATTCTTTATTTGTAGGAAGCACTGCTGATCTACAGAAGATGCTCAAAAAAGTCAGTAAAGAGAACCAATGAAGACTTACGAAGAATTTAACGAGAGTGTTATGCAATCGATAAAAAATCGTATGAAAAGAGGAGCAATAAATCCTTTCGGTCAAAAAGAAGTTAGATCAGGAGCTGAGGGTAGAAAGAGAGTTCCTGTTTTTACTGGTAGAACAAATAAAGGACCAAGACAAGATAGAAAGGCCTTTGCTACAACTGATCAACAAACAGCTAATACTTATACTAATCCAGGCCCATTTACAGGAGCGCCTGGTACAGGATCTGAACCAAATCCAAAAGGAACTGTTGATAAGGGAACGCTTCCTCAGAGGTATATTGATAAATATGGAAGTAGAAGTGTTCTTGGACAAAAACAAATCAAGATGAGTCCAAGTGCAGCTAGAAAAGTTTTTACTGATATGATACCAAGAGGAAAAGGACA